CGGCAACCCACTGGCCATCCCCACCAAGCTCAAGGAGCGGATGGCCAACATCTTCATCAGTACGACGCTGCTGCGCAACGCCGGCGGCAACAACAACGGGCTGGTGAGCTACACCGAGGGTGATCCGTCGTTCCTGGACACCGACGTGCAGGACGTCGCCGAGTTCGCCGAGATCCCGGTCGCGGCGGGCCGGATGGGTGTGCCGCGCATCGCGGTCGGCACCAAACGCGCCCTGGGTGTGCGGGTGTCGCGGGAGATGCGCGACCGCAACAAGATCGACGCGGTCAACAAGCAGATGACCCAGTTGGCCAACACGTTCGAACGGGCCGACGACAACGTCATCAAGGCGCTGCTGGGATCGGCGGCCGTGCCGACGCTGCCCGTCGACGAGCCGTGGGACACCGCCGAGGGCAACCCGCGCCTGGACCTCGCGCTGGCCCGCAAGGAAGTCACCCGGGCAGCCCCGGACGCCGACGCGGGCGGCTCCGCTCAGGAGTGGTACGGGTTTAGGCCCGACACCGTCGTGATCAACGACGGCCTGCTGCCGGTGCTGATGGACAACGAGAAGTTCCTCAAGGTGTATCAGGGCAACGTCGCCGACATGTCCGTGGAACTCAAAGGTGAGTTGCCCGACCGGATCTTCGGCATGCAGGTCGTCACGTCGATGGCGTTCCCGGACGACAAGATCCTGCTGCTGCAGCGCGGCGTCGTCGGGTTCTACTCCGATGAACGGCCCCTGGAGTTCACCGGCCTGTACCCGGAGGGCGGCGGCCCCAACGGCGGCCCGACCGAGTCGTGGCGTTCGGATGCGTCCCACATCCGGGTGTACGGGCTCGATCAGCCCAAGGCCGCGATCTGGCTGACGGACATCGTGTGAGCAGCTACGTCCTGGCCGCTTCGGTGTTCTACTGCACCACCGACGGACGCCGCACCCGCTACACCCGCGGCGACGTTCTGCCCGCCCTGTCGGCGCAGCGGACCGCGCAACTGCTCGGCAGCGGCGCCATCACCGCCGAAGGTGAACGGGCCACGCCCGCACCGCAACCGGAGGAGCCCGTGGTGGTGGGCGATGCTGCGGAGCGGCCGAAGAACGCGGCCACCGTCGAGGTGTGGCGCGCCTACGCCATCGCGACCGGAACACCGGAAGCCGACGCCGCGCAGATGACGAAAAAGCAGCTGCAGGAAGCCACCAGGTAGATGGAGACCACGCCGTTCCTGGACGTCGACGGGTTCCAGGGCATGTTCGCCCGGGCCCTGTCGGTCCCCGAGCGCGTGTTGGCGACCCTGCTGTGTCAGGCGGCCGCGAACTGGATCCGCGACCCGTCGCGACTGCCTGATCTGCCCGTGTCGAGCAGCGAAGCCAAGCTCGTCACCTTCGACGTGGTCAAGGCCGCCCTGGCGCGGCCCGCGCAGTACGCCGGTTTCACGCAGGTGACCCGCACCACCGACGACCGCACCATGGGCTACACCCTGGAAGCGGCCGCCGAACTGCTGGAGTTCACCGACCGGCACCGCGAAATGCTCGGGTTGTCGACGTCGGCGCGGCCCCGCATCCAGGTCGATCCGATCGACCCGCGGGTCTACAGCGGGGCGTGGTGACCGTGAGCCTGTTCGATCCCGGCCCCGACACCGTCACGCTGGTCAAACGCCGCGCCGCGCCCGACGGTCCGCTGTTCGACGACCACAACCGGCCCGAGATGGCCGAAACCCGCATCGACAAGACAGGCTGCTCGTGGGCGCAGCATCCCGCGGTCGAGGAGATCGCCGGTGTGCAGGTGGCGGTGATCAAGGCGGTCGGCCATCTGGTCGTTGACGCCGACACCGAAACCCTGGCAGCCGTCGACGCCGTCGAATACGACGGCCGCCTCTTCGAGATGCAGGGCCCCGGCATCCGCCGCGACGATCTGGACGGCAACCCCGATCATGTTCGCGCCGAGGCGATCTGGGCCGACGACGTCAGCATCGGCGAACGGGTGACGATCATCGCGGCCGCAGCACGTGACGACGACGGCAGCTACGGCGCCGCCGGTGCGCCCGCCGACGTGACCGCCCGCGCGGTCACCGCAGGTGACACGACACGGCGGTTCGGGGCCGCCGGCGAACTGGTGGCCGCCGACTTCACCGTGGTGTTCGACCTGGACACCCAGATCCGCGGCGGCGACACGCTGATCGTGCGCGGGAGACGTTGCCGCGCACTGATACAGGAACAGCTTTCCCAGTGGGCCGACCGCAACCAGCTGGTGGTGCTCGCCCAGTCCCGCGCCGGGGGTGTCACCTGATGGCACGCAAGCAGGGATTCGTGGCGAACCGCGCCGGAATCGGAAATATCGCGAAGACCGATCCGGGCATCATCGCCGCGGTCACGGAGCTGACCGACAAGCTGGCCGAGCGCTCCGGCGGCCAGGTCGAAACCTACGTCACCGACCGGTTCATGGCCGCTGTCGTCGTCGACGGCGAATCCCAAGCCAAGGACGGGGCGGCGACGAAGGCGGCCGGCGCTCTGGGGCTGAGGCTCTCATGAGGGTGCACGCCGATCCGACGCCGATGGTGACCGAGGCGCTGCGGGAATTCTTCACCGCCACCGCCGCCGCGGTGGCCGCATTCGGGGTGGTCCGTGTGGTCGCCGAACAGGTCCCCGACCCCGACGGGCCGTCGCCGTGGACGCCCGACACCGACGCGCCGCTGGTCACGGTCCACGACGACGGCGGCCCCGAGCAGTGGCCGATCAAACGGGACCCGATCATCCGGGTCACCGTCCGCGCGCGCGGCCTGCCGCTGGCCAAGAAGGTGGCCACCTGGGCGCAGGGCCATCTGCACGAGCACGTTCCCGCCGGGCTGGCCTACGTGTCCCGCAACGGCGCGGGCCTGGTGACCGGCCGCGACTCCGACACCGGCGCCGACCTGGCGTCCTTCACCGTCACAGCGACGCTGACAACCATCACCGTCTAGAAGAGGAGAACCACAATGGCCGGCATACCCGCGAACGTGCAGTCCCGGCTCTGGTCGGAGGCCGACGTCCTGCTGTGGCTGGGCAGCACGCCGCCCACCGAGGCCGACCTGCCCGAAGCCATCACCGACCCTTTCGACACCGGCGACGAGAAATGGGGTTTCCTGGGCCTGCTGGTCGGTGAATCGGGTCTTGAGCAGAACCGCAACTGGGACGAGAAGAAGATCACCGCGTGGGGTTACGGTGTCGTCGCCGCCCCGGTGAAGGACTTCGTGCTGGAAACCAAGGTGTCCGCGCTGGAGGACAACGCGGTGATGCAGAAGATCATGTGGCCGGGGTCCACAGCGACGTCCATCGTGGTGCCCAAGCCGCTCTACGCGCACTATGCGCTGGAGAAGCGCACCGCCACCGGCGGCAAGCACCGCGCGATCTCGGCGGAACGGGGCAAGTTCTGGGTGCCGACCATCAAGGACGCCGAGGGCGACGCACCGCCGCGCGAGGTGACCGTGACGGCGTTCCCCTCACCGACCATGGAGCTCTACAAGGTCCAGCAACAGAGCGCCGCCTAAGCGGCAGAACAGGATCCGATGATGAAGGCAGTCGAGCTGGTCAATGCGCTGCCCGGTCACCGCGCGGGGCAGCTGCTCACCGTCGACGAGAACTCCGCGGCGGCGCTGATCCGCCGCGGTGACGCCGAAGAGGTCGCCGACGATGCCGTGCCGCAGCCGCAGCGGGCAGACCTGTCGGGGCAGCCCGTCGCCGGCCCGGTCGAGGACACGCAGCTGTCGGCCGAAGACGTTGCGGTGTCGCGGGATTCGCTGAAGTCCGACCTGCTGGCCGCCGCCGTAGCCGCCGGCGTCGAAGGTGCCGCCGCGCTGACCAAGAACGAACTCGCGGACGCGCTCGGCCTGGAATGAGCCACGCGGCACGCCTGGAAGCCGAAGGCGCGCACGAGGCAACGTTCGATTTCCGGGGCGTTGCGGTCACCATCCCGCTGGACATCGCAGCGTGGCCGGCGACCCTGGTGCGCACCCACCCATTGGCCGCGACGCTGGCGCTGCTCGGCGAGCAGGCCGACACCGCACTGGGGCCACGCCCACTGCTCGACGACGCCCGTGAGCTTTCCGACGCGATGGCCGCCGCCGCCGGGGTGGCCCGACTGCCGGAAACCCCGGCCGCGCCGGACAGTTGGTTCGGCGGCGTGCAGACACTGCTGTGGCTGCTCGACGACTACGAAGACGACGTCGCATCCGACCTGAAACGGTTCTGGGGTGTCGATTACGCCGACCGGTTCACCGGCACACTGACGTTGCGGCGCATCTGGACCTATATCCGGCGGCTGCCCGCCACCTCCGCCCTCGCCCGGGCGGTCAACGGCGGCAACGAACAATGGACCGAACTGATGTACATCGCCGCCGCCGTCTATCAGGCCCTCACCGGGAAGGTGTACCCGGGTCGACCGCTCAAACCCGACGAGCTCACCAGGGCGATCGAAGCTGTGCAGGCCCAAGCCGAACATGAAGCTAGGTTGAGGCGAAGGGAAGCCGAATACGCATCCCGACCAGGCAATCCGGTCGCCGCGGCGCTGGCCGAAGCCGAAGCCAACCGGCGACGCGAACTAGGGCAGGCGTGATGAGCAAGACGAAAACCACTGACACGCAAACCGACGACGACGCGGCCGTCGATCCCGACGACGAAACCGTCACCCTGGGTTTTCGTGGCCTGACGTTCGAGGTGCCCAAACGCCGCGGCCGCTGGCCCGTCGAGGCGGTGCTGCAGTTCGGGCGCGGAAACCTGCCCCGCGCATTCAATGAACTCCTCGGCGCCGACGACTGGAAACGGCTCAAAACGGTCGCCGCCACCCTCGACGACTTCAACGCGTTCGCGTTGCCGGCCGTCGAACAGCTGCACACCGAATGCATCCTGTGAGCCGCTGATGATCCACTGGCGCCGCTACCGCACCCACGCCCTGGTGCGGTTGTGGGACAAGGACTTCACCCTCATCGGGACACAGCGTGTCAACGAGCGGGTCGAGCCGTGGTGGCGGTGGGCGCGCCGCCTCGCCGCTGACGTCGCCGCCACACTGCGACGCCGGCGCGACCGCCGGCCCGCGCACGTCACCGTCGACGAGGACGCGCCGCGGCAGGTGATCCATGTCCGCCGGTAAGGGTGACCTCGGCTACTACGCGATGCCCGTTCTGGTGTCGTTTGAGGGCATCGATAAGCAGGTCAATGACGGTGTCGGCAAGGCGCTCGGCCGCCTCGGCGACATCGGTAAACGATCCGGGAAGGATCTCGGCAAAGGGCTCGGCGACGGCCTGAAATCGACTGAGGCAGAGGTCAAGAAGGCCGCCGACGCCTACGCGAAGTTGCGTGACAAGGCCGCTGACGCGCTCGGCAAGATCCGCACCGAGGAGGAGAAACTCGCCAAGGCCCGCGCCGGCGGTAAGAACGATCAGATAGTGGCCGCCGAGGAGCGTCTGGCCAAGGCGCGCAGGGATTCCGCGCGCGCGTCGCGGGAAGCCGACGATGGCCACAAGTCGCTGCTGTCGGCGCAGAAACGTCTCGGCGACGGCGCCGGCGATCTGGACGGCAAGATGGCCGGCCTCGGTGCGTCGATGGGCGCGATGGCCGGTGTCGCCGCCGGCGCTGCGGTCACCGCCCTGGCGGCCCTGGGCGCGGGCGCGATCAAAGCGGCCCGTGAACTCTACGACCTGGGCGCGCAGTTCGACGATCTGCGGGACAAGTTGCAGATCTCGACGGGCGCCTCGGGTGCGCAGCTCGAAGGCCTCGTCGATTCGATCGAGCGTCTCGGGACAACCACTGTGGCGTCGTCGTTCGCCGACATAGGCGATGTGGCCGTCGACGTCACGCGCAACCTGCACCTGACCGGGTCGGCGTTCGACGACGTCACCAGCCGCATCGCGAACTGGAACCGGATGACCGGCGAAGCGGTCAACGTCCGCGAGCTGGGCAAGGCGTTCCACGGGTTCGGTGTCGACGCGAAAGACCAAGCAGCCGCACTGAATTCGCTGGCCGGTGTTCAACAGGCGACCGGTATCGGGATCAACGAGCTCGTCGCGTCGATGAACAAGGGCGGGGCCGCGCTGCGGCAGTTCGGGTTCGGGTTCGGCGAGTCCGCCGCTCTCATCACCCAACTCGACGCGGCGGGCCTGAACGCCGAGAAGATGATCAGCGGCGGCCTGAACAAAGGCCTGGCCACGCTGGCCAAGGAAGGCAAAACCGGGGCGGCCGGCCTACGGGAAGTCGTCGGGCAGATCAAGGGCCTGATCGACGCGGGCAACATCACCGACGCGCAGACCCTGACGAACAAATATTTCGGAGCCAAGGGCGGGCAGTTCCTCGACGCGATCCAGCGCGGCGCACTGGATCTGCAGACCCTGTCGGCTTCGTTGCAGTCCACCGGGGTGGACATCAACCAGCTGGCCGCCGACACCTCCGACTGGTCGGAGCGCTGGCCGCTGCTGCAGAACGAAGCCAAGATCGCGTTGGAGCCTTTGGGTACAACGCTTTTCAACTTGGTCGGCGTGCAGCTGAGCGCGCTCGCTGATTGGGTGTCGGCCCACCGCGGCGAGGTCATCGACTTCTTCGTCACCCTCGGTGACGCGTCGATCACCGCCGCCGAGTGGATGGTCAAAGCACTCGGCGACGCCGCCGGCGCGATCGGGGGAATCATCGCCCCGATCGGTGACGCGCTCGGCGCGCTGTACAAGTTCGAGGCGTGGAAGGCCGACATTCGTGGTGATCACGAAACCGCGCGGCAGCTGCGTGAGCAGGCCGAGGAGATGTTTTCCCTCGGCGAGGGACTCAAGAAGCTCAACGAAGCTTCGGACCGCCTGGACTTCGACGCGGCCCGCGAACAGCTCCACGATCTCGGTGAGCAAGCCAAGACCAGCGGCCACAACCTGGATGCGTTGCGGGACAAGCTGGAAGCGACCCGCCCAGCCGGGCAGCGCGGCTGGTTCGATTTCCCCGCGACCGCCGCTCCGGCTGCGGCAGCCGCAGCATCGGCAACGGTGCCGTTGACGCGGGGGGCCGGCGGCACATGGACGTCGCCGGACGCGGCGTGGGCCGCGCTCATCGAGCGGGAATCAAGCGGCCGGCCCGACGTCCCGCAGCAGGTGATCGACGCGAACACCGGCGGCAACGAAGCCAGCGGACTCTTTCAGATCGCCAAGAGCACGTGGGCGGCCAACGGCGGCACCAGTTTCGCGCCGACCGCGGGCGAAGCCTCGCCCCAGGAGCAGGCCGTCGTCGCGGCGCGCATACTGCACCGCAATCCGTCTGGTTCCGACTGGGGCGCCGGTCTGCCGGGACGCGAGAACGCCGCGGCGCTGCTGTCCGGCCTGACCGGCACGCCCGGTGCCTCAGCGCCGGCGCTGGGCCAGGTGCCCTACGGGTTGGCGGCGGGGTCTGACAGCGGCGGCTACGGCGGTGGTGGGGTCACGTTCCCCGATTGGGTCAACCAGGTCGCTGCGGGGTTCAACCTCAAGCCGTCCACCTATCCGGGCCACCAGGAAGGGTCCGGGCAGAACCAGGGCATCGACTGGTCGGGGTCGGTCGCCGACATGCAGCGGTTCGCCGAGTACCTGACGCAAACCAAACCTCAAGGCCTCGAACAGGTTATCTGGCAGAACCCGAACACCCGCAACGTGCTCGGCCTGACACCAGGCGGCGATGTGGTGACACAGCCGGGCGGCTACTACCGCGACGACTGGGCCGATCACATGAACCACGTCCACACCCGGCAACGTCTGTCGATCCCCATGCCGGGCGGGGCGGGTTTCCCGGCGGCACTTGACGGTCTGAGTTCGTCGGCGAGTTCGCCGATCGACTTGTCCCGCAACACGAACCCCGCGTACGGGCCCGGGACACCGGGTGTCGACGAGCACGGCAATCAGGGATTTTGGCGGGCGGACCCGAAAGCGGTGCGTGAGGCCGATCAGCGCGCCGCCGACGCGATGGACCGCATCGCTGACGCTGACACGGCGGTTGCGCTTGCGCAGGCCCGGCTCAACGAACTCGACGCCGACGCGTCGGAATCGCAGCGGTTGTCCGCGCAGGAAGCGGTCCGCAAAGCCCAGGCCGATGCCGTCAAGGCGCGCCGCGAAGCCGAGGATGCCCGCGCCGACGCCGACGAAGCCAAGAAGGGCACCTTCACCGAGGCGAAGCAAGCCGACAAGCAGAAAGCCGGCAAGAGCGGCGGGTCAGGCGAATTCAGTGAACTGGGCAACATTTTCGGCTCGTTCATGAAGGAAACGTTCGGCCTGGACGGTTCGCTGTTTCCCGACATTTCCGATCTGCCCGCGGTGAAATCGTTGGGCGCGGTGTTGGGGTTCGCGAAGAACGTCGCCGGCGCGGCCGCCGACCAGGGGGCGCAAACCTCCACGGCGGGTGCAACCGATCCGTTCTCCGGGATGGCCGACACCGGCGCCGGCACCAGCGGCCTGCCGTTCGGGATGATCCCCGGGGTCAGCTCGCTGCTGCCGACCAGCCCGACAGACCCGTCGGCCCCCACCGTCCACACCGGCGGCGGCGCCGCGCCCGGCCCGGTGGACCAGTCCACGCACGTCACCATCAACAACCCGCAGGGCGATGAGCAGTCCATCGCCGACCGGACGCGGCGCACCATCCTGAAAACACCACGGCTGGGCACCTATTCGGCACCCGCGCAGATCGGCGTCGGCTGATGGCCGAAACGATCATCACCGGCCGGCGCACCGTCAAGTGGAGCGAACTGTCGCCGGCCGCGCGCGGTGAAGGCGTCACCATCACCTGGATCGGCTCCGACGGCGCGTTCTGGCCGCTGGCCGGGCAGATGGGCGGCAGCGCAGGCGCGTTCATCTCCGGCCCCATCGACGGAATCGTGCACGTCCCCTTCGAAGGCATCTGGACCAAACCGGCCTACGGGCCACCACGATTCGAACGCACAGTGGATTCGCGCCGCGAAATCAGCTTCACCCTCGGCCTGCGTTCCTGGGCGCCGCTGGGCTGGTACGACGTCGAATCCCGGTTCTGGCGCGGCTGCCGCCGCGACGCCACCGGATGGTTCGCGCTGACCACCCGCCGGTTCGGGCAACTGTGGGTGCCCGCCCAGCTCCTCGAGGCACCCAAGTGCGCGCTGCCCGACGACCCCGCCCTGCAGGGCGTCTCCCTGCACGACGTGGTCCTGGCCGTCGACGGGGAACCGCGCTGGCATCGCCCCGACACCGCCCCGGCGCCGTTCGTGTCGTCGCCGTACCTGTACGGGCCGCACGCGGGGTTCATCCGGATCGCCAACCGCAGCACCGAACCGCAGTGGCCGATCTTCTTCGTCACCGCACCCGGCAAGGTGCGATTGGGCGACGGGCCCAACGGTTTCGTCACCGGGGAACGCAACCTGCTCGACGACTGGCCGCGCGTGGCCGGCCTGTTCGGGACACCGTTCGCCGACGCCGTGTCGGGCTCGTTCACCTACAGCCGTGACGCCGTGATGATCGACGTCCCCGAACTCGCCGACGGTGAGCACGCCATCATCGACACCGACCCGACGCACCGGATCGCGATCAGCACCAAAGATCCCGTCGACAACATCGTCAAGAAGTTCGTCCGCAACGCCGAGCTGCTCGACTGGCTGCTCGGCGAGTACGGCGATTCGGGCTTGCCGTTGCTGCAGCGGTTCAAAGGCCAGGGATTCTCGGTGCCGATCCCACCGAGATCCGTCGCGACGCTGCCCGTTTCGCACAGCCGCCCCGGCGGCCGGATCTGGGCGCAGTGCCCGCAGCGCTTCGAAAGCGCGCTCGCGTGAGCACCGCCACCCTGGACCCGAAAACCCTCGACGGGCAGTTCACCGCCGAGCTGCAGATGCACCTGCTGGAACGCCGCTGGGCGTACATGAACCGGCGCACCAAGCAACCCCTGATCCGCCTGTGGGACAAGGACATGCAGTTCGTCGCCCGCCTGGAGAACCTGGACCGGTGGGATTGGGAGGAACTGGCCACCGACGACGGCGAAGCCCACGTCACGTTCTCCGGGCAGGCCAACGACTGGCTCCGCGAGATCGTCACCTACCAGATCGGCGACGACGAAGACGTCCACATCACCATCGACCCCGACCCCGACAAACCGCACGACTGGCGGTCCCGCTGGGGCGGGAAGGTCCTCACCATCGACGACGAGGACAACCCCGGCGAAACGTCGCACACGACCCTGAACTGCATCTCCAACCGGCGCCACCTCAAAGGTATCTATCTGGCGGCCAACCCCATTTTTCCCATGGAGGTGCAGCTGCCGCGCATGTTCCTGTGGGGTGGCCCCACGGTCACCACCTGCGCCACCTCGGTGTGGATCAACCTTTTCCGCCTCCACAGCCTCAACGGCTGGTTCCCGTTGCCGCGCAACCTGTTCGACCCCACGTCGTTGCTGGAGAACCTGTCGCCGCTGAACTGGCCGGTGCAGGTCATGCCCGTCAACCCGATCCTCGACCAGTCCCGCTGGTGCACCATCGGATCGCGCTGGAAGGACGCCCACACCGTCCTGTCGCCGGCGATGAAGGACGCCGGCGTCATCTGCCGCGCCTACACGTGGCTGCCCGGTGACCCGCCCCCCTACACCGAGGTGTTCGGCGATGTGCTCGGCGCGATCCTCTGCCCCCCAAGGGCATGCGTGATCCTGAGTTTCGAGGACAAATCCGGGGTCACCGGCCCGACGGGCACCCTGGCCGACGGCGCCATCAACCTGTTCGCCGCGACCCTCGACGACCTGATCACCGAAACCCTCATCCCGCTGGACGCCGACCGCGACGGCGACACCGACCCGTTCTTCCGCAAACTGCTGATAGTCGCCCCGGCCCCGCCGCCGTTCGTGTACCGCGACGTCGGCTACGGCAACGTCCGCAAGTCGCGGCGGGTGATCCACAAACAGCAGGGCACCGACATCGTCGTCGGCGGGCGGTCACCGGCATGGCTGAACGCCGCCATCACCTGGGCCATCCGCTATGGGCTCTCTCAACTCGGTCAGACCATCACCACCGGCATCGGCCCCACCTACGCCACACCCGGCGCCGAAGGCCTCGACAACCTCTACCAGGGATACCTCGATGACGTGTTCCTCGCGTTCCAGAGGTTCGTCAACCCGATCCGCTCAGCCAAAGCCGGACCGTACGCGTTCCGCGAATACTTCCACCAGGGCCACGGCACCGCCTACGTGATCAACGCGATCCAGGACCTGGCGTCCGGCGACTACGCGATGAAGGCCTACCGCTCGATGAAGTTCGACGTCGGCGACGGCCAACCGTTCGTGCTCGGTGAAGACTTCCGGCTCGGCGACCGCGTGTCCGCCGAGATCCGCGGCGTGGTCTACACCGACCAGATCATGGCCGTCCGAGCCGAAGGCGACCGCAGTTCGAGCGGGCGGCCCACGGTCAGCTTCGGCGACGACACCCGCGAAGAGGACCCCATCGCCCGCGGGTTCCGCACCATCGGCAACGTCGCCTCATTCGCCGGCATGCTCGCGGGTAGCGGGTCACTTTTTTAAAGGGAGACAATGGAAATCACACACGAGACATGGCGGCCGATCCCGGGATGGGAGGGCTGCTATTCCGTGTCCGATTCAGGCCGGGTTCGATCAGATGCCCGGACTGTTGCGCTGCCGTGTGGCCAATCACGCTCATACCGTGAGCGGATATTGCGGCAAGCGACCGACAAGTACCGCCGCCGCTGGGTCAACTTGCAGTTGGCCGGGGAAGGTCACGCTGAGCGTGTGCATCGCCTGGTGCTGCTCGCGTTCGTCGGCCCGTGCCCCAAGGGGATGGAGGCGTGCCACTGGGATGACAATCCGGGCAATAACCACCTGTCGAATCTGCGGTGGGACACCAGCCTGGCCAACAAGCGGGACATGGCACGCAACGGGATCGGCAACCAGAACTGGATGAAGACCCATTGCGTCCGGGGCCACGAATTCACACCCGAGAACACATACGCCCGCGGCGACGGCGGCCGCGACTGCCGCGCCTGCTGGAAGTTGCGGCCCAGCTCGTACGTGCCGAATGGGAAGGGCAACAAGGATAAGACGCACTGCAAGAACGGTCACGAATTCACCCCCGACAACATCTACTGGCGGGCTGGTGGCGGCCGGAACTGCAAGTCGTGCGTGATTCAGCGCGCACGGTTTCGGAGCGCAGCCGCATGAGCAGACGAAACCGCAACAAGGGCAAGGTTTTTCCGTCGTTCCCGTACGAGCGGCGGTTCACGCAGGCCGAGCAGGACGTGATCACCGCGCGTCAGCAGCGGCTCGTGGAGGCCTTCCGCGACGCGGTCGGCATCCAGGGCTGGTCACTGGGTCTGCCCGAGGATCATCTGCAGCTGCTGATGTTTCACGGCGCGCTGGCCGGCGTGGACGTGGACACCACCTATCCGCAGTTCGACCCCGCCACCGGCGCCGGCGCGTTCATCCGGGCGCGCCGGCTGCCCGACGCCGCCGGGCGGTACGTGGATGCCGTCGAGTGGGTCGTCATCAAGGACGACACCCCGAAGGACCGCGCCCGCGACGCGCGCCGGGAAGCCGCCGCCCACGTCAAGCAGATCGAGGAACTCGACCCCGACGTGCGATCCGCGATCCGCGAGCTGTTCATCGCCCGCGCCGGCCAAGCCGCCGACCAACTCGCCGACACCGCGGCCGAACAGCGCGGCGAATCCGATCATCAAGCGCAGGAGGACGATTCGTGACGATCACCACGTCGACGATCACCACCGGTGAGCCGATCTTCCTCGGCGAACGGGTCGTGCGTGTCCTGTTCTACGCCGCGGTCCGCAACCCCGGCGACCCGCAGACCATCATCGGCACGTTCACCTTGATGCCCGGCGAGGACAACATCGTCTTGGACGCCATCAAGGGCGACAAGGGCGACAAGGGCGACCCGGCGCCGTTCTGGCGGCCCCAGTGGGGGTCGACGATCGCGCTGGTGTCCGACCTGCCCAAGACCCTAGGCGACGACGACGCCGGAATGGGCTGGTACATCGACGGCTACTGGCATCTGTGGGACGGCAACGGGTGGCGCATCGTCCTGGGCGCGATCCCCGGCCCGCCCGGACCCACCCCGGACGTCCACAACACCGCCCGCGGTGTCGAACCACCGTCGGGGGGAATCACCTACCCGCTCGACCTGAACGTCGCCGACACCGGCACCACCCTGGAACCGCATTTCTCCGTCGACATCCCGCTGATCCCCGGCCCGCAGGGCGACAACGCGAAAATCCTCGAGGCCGACGACTTCGTGGGCCCGATCGGCGACGGGCAGGCACTGGTCTATGACGCGTCGCTGCGGTCGGGGGCCGGCGGTGTCCGCGGCGGCTCCCCCGACGCGGGCCGGGTGGTGAAACTGTCGATCCCCGAGGGGTCTTTCGGGCCGGCGGGCACATTCTCGGGGACGTGGAACGTGATTGCCACGCTGATCGTGCCCGGCCAGGACGAGGCCTACTACCCCGACATCGACGGGCACGTCCGGTGGAAGCGCAGCGGGCTGTTCAACAGCGCCCAAGTCGAAGTTCAGGTGCGGTGCCTGCCGCAGGGATCGACGGCGGCGCCGGAGACCGGGACACTGTGCGCGCGGGCTCTCTACGATCCGTCCACCCTGGACGCCGAGACGATCGCGCACATCCGCGAGCACTGGTCGGACACCTCCGACCCGTCGCGTGCCGTGGCACCGGAATCCGGCGTGGGCAGGGTGCCCGCCGGCCAGGCGATGGTGTATTCGGTTCTGCTGTACCGGATCGGCGGGTCGGGATCGGTCGCCTACGCCGCCGCGGGTTCGCACCTGTCGGTGAGATTGTTCCCGGTGACCTGATGCCTCGCAGCTACGACAAGTACCCCACGCAGCGCGGTCAGGGCGGGTCGTCGCTGTACTCGCCGACCCGCGGCGGGCTGCCGTGGACGGACCCGATGACGGCGATCGACAAAACGGCGAAAGCCGCCGGCGGGCAGATCAACGACGCGATCCTCGGCGCATTCGACGGCATCGTCGATCTCATCAAGGACCTGACCGGACTGGACCTCCGCGACCTGGCCGGCACCTGGGACAACCTGCTGGCAATGTTTTCCGGGATCGATTTCGCCGCAACCGATTTCGACCCTGACGCCGCCGTCCGGTGGTTCGCCGAACACATCCTGTCCCCGCTGCTGCCCGGGGCGGACTGGTCGCAGCTGTACGCGCAGCTGACCGGTGATCCCGGCGGGGACCTGGCCGCGCTGGGCAGCTTCCTGCGGGACAACCTCTTCGGGCCGGTGCTTGCGCACCGCATCCCCCAGGTGTCGGTGGCGACCATCGGCGAGGTCTTCGACAACAACCTGATCGCCAACCCGCATTTCGAGAACCTGAAGACCGAGAACTCCTCGGTCTGGGACTTCGACCCCGATGTCAGCCACTCCCCGGTCGGGGGATCGGCCAAGATGACCGCCGACGGCACCGGCTCCAAGGATCTGCTGTCCAACCTGATCCCGGCCAGCTTGGGCCAGCGGTTCGACCTGTCGGTCTGGACGAAGTGGTCGGGCATGACCGGCTCGGGCACCCCGATCCAGCTTGGTGTCACCACCTACCTCTCCAACTCGGCTGTCGGCCAGCCGGTGATCGCCAGCCATGCACTGACGCCGCCCACCAGCGACTGGGTCAAGCTGTCGGGCAGCTACACCGTGCCCGAGAACGTCGATGCCATCCGGGTGCGGCTGACCCTCACCCCCTCGGCCACCGCAGGCACCGTCTGGTGGGACGACAGCAGCCTGTACAAGGTCGGGCTGCTGCAGCAGCTGCTGGTCATGGGCACCGACGCCGGGGACACCCTGACCAACGACATCGAGAACCTGTTCACCGGCATCATCTCCAACGCCGCCGGCCTTCTGGAGAGGGCACTGCAGGGTGATCTGACGGCTCTGCGGGAGATCCTGCACCCCAGTGGCCTGCTAGCCGACATCGCCGAACGCCAGGACAGCTTCCTGGACCAGCTCTCCCCGCTCAACGGGTCCAACGTCAACCAGGGCAGCATCGGTAACAACTTCCTGCCGGGTGTGCTCACCGAGATCGACAACAACGTCCGCAGTCTCCTCGGCATCGGCGGGTCGGGTTACTCCCACACCGACAGTTCCAATGCCCTGGCCCACGTCTCGGACACCCTGGCCGGATTGACCTCCCGTGTCACCGACCTGACCAACCGGCTGTCGGGGGGCAACTACGCCTCCGACAGTTTCGAGCGCAGCGGCTCCAACCTGGGGGCGGACTGGCATGTCACCTACCTGGGGTCGGCGGGCACCGTCCGCACCGACGGCCACAACGCCTACTTCTCCAAGTCGGGCATGTCCGACCGGATCTACATCGCCCGCCACATTCCACTGGTCACACTGGACGACGATCAGATCATCAGCATCGCGCTGAACAGCCAGGCCGAGAAGCCCCTACTGACCGGGCTGACCGGCAACGCCGCCTACAACATGGTGCTGGGCCGCATGTCGGCGGACAACCTCAACTACATCGAGTTCCGCATGGGCAACGGCAACTCCTGGATCTACCGCGTGATCAACGGGGTCTACTCCGAGGTCTGCCACGACACCTATTCCGGCCCGGACCCCGGCCCCGGTTCTGCCCTGACTCTGCTGTGCGGCAAGGAAGGCTCCAAGCGGTACCTGGAGGGCAGGCACAACGGCAACGGGGTCACCGGGGCGCCCGACACCGGATCGATGATGGGCAGTGCCTTCCGGTGCTGCGGCTTCGGGGGATTCGCCCGCGACTGGCCGATCTTCCTCACCCAGTCGGCACCGGGTGCGGTTCGCCAATGGACCGGCGGCGACCAGTGAGTTGGTCCTCGACTCCCGTCGACACAACCCCGCCCCGCAGTGGCGGCTGGTTCGCCCACCCGCCGTCGACAGCCCAGGCCCGTTCCGGGGGCTGGACGGCCAGCCTGGACAAGGTCGGGATGCATTCAGGGAACGGGAGCCTGAGCGCACTTATAACCCCGATCTGTCACGCCGTCGCGGAGTTCGGCACGGACGGGTCATTGCAGGCCAGCCGGTCCACCATCGAGTACCGCAACGCCCTGTTCTCGTCGGTCGGGTATCTGAGCACCCTGATCCACGAGATCCGCGCCGTCATCATGTCCTTCACCGCCGCCGGTGTGCTCGAGCACGTTGTCGAAGACGGCCTGGCCGGGATCATCGGGCGCATCTACCCCGCCCGCTTCGGCTCCGACGGCACCCTGCTCGCCGACACCGCCGGCGGGCACCTGCTGACCGAGGGGCTCTCGGCGTCCATCCACCCCTTCTACCCCCAGCCCATGGGCAGCCAGGGATCACTGGCCTCGCTGATCAGCCAGCTCTACCGCCTGTCGCCCGCACTGTCCTCCAACGGTGCGCTCAGCGCCCTGACGACGGTCCTGATGAGCGCCACCGGAAACCTGTCCAGCAGTGGTTCCCTGTCGGCCACGGCCAACATCCCCTTCACCCCGATCACCTATGAGAACGTCACGCACACCAACCAGCCCGTCCCGACGAATGCCAGCGGCTGCTGGCTCACCATGAGCGGCGGTGGCGGCGCTGGTGGAAAGGGTGGCACCAATGCAGTCGGCGCGGCTGTCGGCGGCGGTGGCGGCGGTGGTGGAGCCGCCGTAGTCAACCGTTCCTACATCCCCCGTTCCCTGATGGGAGCCACCTACAGCCTCACTCGTGGCGCTGGTGGAAACGGTGGAGTCTCATCGACCGCCGGTACCGCCAGCACCTTCACATCTGGATCATGCAGTGTCACCGCCAACGGTGGTGGCGTGGGCGGCGCCGGTGCCAGCGGTTCCGCCGGGATCGCCGGGGCTGCCGGAATAGCGACCTCAAGTGGCGCAGGCACTCTCGACACCGACGACGGCACAGCCGGTAGCGCAGCATCGTTGGGCGGCACCGCTAGCAATGCTGTCAACAACACAACCGGCGGTGCTCCTGGCGGTGGTTCCGGCGGTTCCCGCACCGTTGGGCCGGTCTACTGGCGCGGCGGCAACGGCGGCAACTCAGTAGCGGCGACCGGTGGTGCCTCCAACTTCTCGGGCGGCAACGGATCGCCTGGTGGCAATGCTGGGGCCGGTCAGCCCGGTGGCGGTGGCGGCGGTGGTGCCCCCGGTTCCGGTGTAGCCGGTGTCGGCGGTGCCGGCGGCACCTACGGGGCCGGTGGCGGTGGCGGTGGTGCCGACAACACCGGGCGCGGCGGCGGTGCCGGTGGCATCGGGTACAACAAGATCGAGTGGGTCTGATGCCCGGAACCCTGTCTGCCGTCATCGCCGTGGGAGCAGTATCCGGCGCCCCGTTCGCAGCCGGCGGTGCATTGTCGGCGACGACCATCCTGTCCGACACCCGCAGCGCAGAACTGGTCGGCAGCGGCTCCCTGGACGCCGTCATCCTCGGACGCCACAGCAGGCCCGCACCTCTGGGCAGTACAGGCGCATTGGTGGGGGCCGTCACCCAGAAGTACCCCGTCACGGCACCGCTCGCGGCTGCAGGTGCCCTGGCGGCGACCCTGACCGTGGTCCCGAGGGCGGACAGGTCGGCACCGTTGTCCGGTACGGGATCTCTGTCGGCCACGATGAGCACCTTCAATCCATTCACCGTCGAGAACATCAACGTCAGCGGCGACCCGGTCCCGGTGGGTTGCGCCGGCTGCTACGTCACCCTTATCGGGGCTGGCGCCAAGGGTGGGGCCGGAACAGCCCATGACACCTCCGGCAAAGGCGGCGGTGGCGGTGGCGGCGGTGCCCGCATCGGGCGTCACTTCATCCCGGCCGCCAGCCTCGGCCCCACCTACAGCGTCGCACGGGGCCTGCACAACGCCGGGAACTCGATCTTCTCCTCCGGTCCCATCACGCTGACCGCCAACGGTGGTGCCAACGCATCCGGTCAGAGTGCCGGAACCGGTGGAACCGCGACCGTCTCGGGTCTGGCCGGTGTCACCACCGCATCCGGTTCAAGCGGCGGCAACGGCGGCTCGGCCAGCGGCGGTGGGCTTGCCGGTGGATCGAACACCAACGGCGCCGGCTCCGGTGGTGGTGGCGGCGGCGGTGCCCGCGACACCAGTGCAGGGGTCGGAGGCGCCGGCGGCACCTCATCCGGCGGCACACCGACCGGACTGGGCGGCGACGGCGGCGACGGCGGCGACGGGAAACGCAACACCGGTGCTCAGGCCGGAGCTGTCGGAACACCCTATGGCGGCGGTGGTGGTGGTGGCGGCGGTCGCAACGCCGGGGCATCTGCCGGTCAGGGTGCCGACGGAACAGACGGATTCACCCGCGTGGAATGGGTCTGAGAGACAAAGAAATTCAGGAGGTAGGAAATGGCAATCGCAGTAGCCACGACCAGGCAGAACCTGGCCGACAGATATGGAACGCTGGGCAACTACATCGGCCTGGCGACCGCCAACCCCGGCACCACGTCCACCCCGGCCAACGAGGTCACAGGTGGCACCCCGGCGTATGCCCGCAAGGCCACCACATGGAGCAGCGCGACCGGTGGTGTGATCAACGGCAGCGCGGTGACCATCGACGTTCCGACGGGCACCGTCACGCACATCATCAACGCCTCGGCTGTCTCCGGTGCGAACATGATCGACGCCGCCGACGTGACCGACGTGGTGATGAGCGCCCAGGGCCAGGTGGTCGTGACGCCGAGCTTTACCATCACCTGAGCCGCAGGCATTCGTGATGGAAGGCATCCTCAGCGCGGTCATCTGGCCGAATCATGCCGGTGCGGTCAACCGGTTCGGCGATGAACCGCTGTCCGATCCCGACTACCAGCGCGGCCAGATCACCTGGGGCATGACTGCTGGCGGGGTGCTGCTGGGCAACTGCCGAATCCTGGTGCCGATGGGGACGTGGACCCACATCGTCTACGGTCACCGCCCCGACCGCGGGTTCACCGCCGCCCAGAAGCTGTCGCACCCGATGACCCTCAGCGCGGCGGGCGTCATCGACCTCGACGACATCACCGAGGCCGACATCCGCCCACTGAACCCCGATCGGGTGCTGCACGACTAGGACACACCATGAATCACCTTGCCTCCCTGAAAGAAAGGCCCCACATGGCATTCCGAACCGTCTACGGAAACACCATCAGCGAGAACGGTTGGCGGATGGTCGACGCCGCCGGCTGCACCACCGCGAAGATCCCCGGCACCGGGTTGTCGTTGCCGTTCCGCACCGGCGACGCCCAGACCATCCTGACGGCGTGGGCGTCCTGGTTCAACGCCAACGTCGAATCCCTTGACAACCCAGGCCGCGGCCACACCGACGAAGGTTCCTTCACCTGGACCAACAGCGTCGCCTCGAGCAACCACCTGTCCGGGACGGCGATGGACCTCAACTGGTCCGATCACCCGTTTCACGTCTCGTACGGAGGATTCACGGCCGCCGAAATCGCCACTGTGCGACGCGGATTGGCGTTGTTCAAGGGTTGTATCTGGTGGGGGCAGGACTGGTCGAGCCCGAAAGACCCGATGCACTTTCAGCTCAACTACCCCGAAGGCGACGGCCGTATCGCGAAGCTGGCCAACGAGCTTCGCAACGGCTACCTCGGCATCTACACCCCCGGCGGGCCGGAACGCTCCACGCCGGTACCCGCGCCCGGCGCGGGCGAGCGCCTCGAATACGGCTCGCACGGGGACGCCGTCAAACGGCTCCAGGACGGCATGAACCGGGTGTTCCCGTCCTATCCGGGCCTGCCGCTGGTCGTCGACGGTGACTTCGGTCCCCGAACCGAGCTGGCGGTCAAGGAATTTCAGCGCCGCGTCGGGATGGAAGTGTCCGGCGTCGTGGGTCCGATCACCCGCAAACATCTCGCCAAGTACGGGATCAAACCGTGAGAAAAGGAGCATCGCGATGCTGGATTCACTGACCGACAAGCTGGTGGCCAAGCTGGTCGCCGTTCTCGTCCCGATCCTGGTGGAGAAGGTGTCGGCGCTGCTGCCGCTGGTCGCCGCCGCGGCCGCCCGGGCCGTCGCCGACCAGCTCAAGGTCCACCTGCCGGACCTGGGGCAGCTGCCGCAGTTGCCTGACCTCGCCGAGAAGGTGCGCCAGCAGATCAACCTGATCCCCGACGTGGATGTGCCGGTCCTGTCCGCCCTGTTCGACCTCAGCGAGTGGCTGAAGCGATGATGAAGGTCGGCACACAGGGCCCGCTCGTCAGCGCGTGGCAGAAGGTGATGGTGCGCCGGTTCAGCGCCTACGCAAGGGAATCCGACGGCGGTGTGCTGCGCATCGACGGTTTCTTCGGCTACAGCGACCGCGACGTGCAGAAGGAATACCAGCGCCGCACCGGGCAGCCGCAGACCGGGGAGGTGTCCGATCATGACCTCGTCGCGCTCGGCCTCATCTCCACCACGAAGCCGAAACTGCCGGTCATCCTGTGCGCGCAGGGCACCGGGGTGGACATGTGGACCGGACCCCCCGCCGACGTGGGCCGCGTGCTCGAGAAGGCGGGCAAGGCGCAGTTCCAGCCGCTCGGGGATTGGCCGGCCAAACCGTTCCCGATGTGGCCGTCGATCACCGCCGGGGTCGCCTCGGGTGAGGTGCAGGCCCGCAAGTGGGGCGGCGCCGGGCATGACCTGTGGCTCGTCGGCTACTCGCAGGGCGCCGTGGTGATGAGCATGCTGTGGAAATACAGCTTTGGACTGGGCGGGGTGCTGCACGATCTCCACGACCGCGTGAAGAAAGCTGTGATGTTCGGCAACCCCTGCCGCCAGCAGGGCATCGTGTCCGCTGACGGCGGCGGCCCGCCCGCATCGTCGGCGACCGCGGGCATCATGGTCGACCGGCTCGACCAAACCCCGTCGTGGTGGCGGGAATTCGCCCACAAAGGCGACCTGTACACCGACTGCGAACTCGACGACGACGAAGGCGAATTCAAACGGGCCATCTGCCGCATCGTCATGGGGAATCAGTGGTGGGCGGGCCCGGACAACATTTTGGAGCAGTTGTGCGAACTGGCCGGCCGCCCGGTCACGGAAGGATTCGCGGCGGTCAAGGCGATCCTGGACGCCGGGAGTTTCTTCGGAAAGAAAACGGCGCCGCATGTTTCCTACGACATCGGTCCAGCTGTCGCCTACCTGAGCGGAAGGATGACATGACACTGCTCGACGATCTGGCGATACGAACCGCGACCGTCTACCGGACCCAGGCCAAGGCACTCAAGCCTGAAATCGAGGCACACAACTACGGCGAGCCCGATCAACCGCAGTTTCAGATCGCGGTGTTCCCCGATGGACGGGTGGCCCAGCGGTGGCTGATCGGAGCGGGTTCATGCGTCTGGTGGGACAAGCTCGAAGACCTCTTCGGTGTCCACATCTACGCCCACCCCGACTACGGCACGCGGGTCGAATGGAGCGATGGGCAGGTGCAGCAATTATGACGACGCTCGACGACCGCCCGACCAGCGAAATTAAAGCGAAACCCGCTTTGGCTTTAATTGCCCCGCCGGAATTAAACCCAACTAGCACTGACCGCCCCGACGCCATACCTGTCAAAACTTATGACTCCGCGCCCCCAAACGTCCCGCCGCGCACATATAACCGAGTGTGGCTCGACGCCGCGCTCTATCTCGTGCTGGCGTTCGGGCCGTGACCGACCTCGTCATCCTCGGCGGCGGTGTCCTCGTCGGCCTTTCCGTCGCGGCGATGATCGCCGCATTCACGCTGGCCCGCCACAATCGGGGGCCGCGATGACGGTGCCGAAGCTGGACCGTCAGCAGATGGTCAACCTGCTCACCGTGGTCATCGTGGCGGCGTGGATCGCGACCGCGGTGGTGCGGATCTGGAGGCCGTGGCCGGAAGCGGCGATCCTCGACGCCGCGATGCCTTTGCTGATCGGCTGGTGGTTCGCGGCCACCGCGGCGGCCAAACGAAACGGCAACGGACACAACGAGAGCGGAGCTTAAGCATGAACAGCCGGGTCACCCAAATCGCGATCGCCGCCGTCTTCCTCGCTGTGGCGGTGCTGTCGATGATCAACACCGCCCGCTTCAATTCCTATGTGCGTGACACCCTGCGCCGTGACACCACCCAGGAGCAGTGCATCGCTTCCACGGTGAACTTCCTGACCGCGTTCCTGCAAGCCCGGGTGACATCCGAGACGGCCTACGACGCCCGCGACGAGGCGCTGCGCGGCGTGGTCGAAGGCGCGGCCAGCGGCCAGCGGATCACCCCGGAGCAGGCCGACGATGTGCTCGCCGACATCGACGCCGCCCGCCAGGCCCGCGCCGCGCTCACCGAAGCCGTCCGTAATCATCCCTTGACACCGTGCCCGGTGTGAAATAGGTGCCCATCTCGAAGCGTCGAAAGGATTGAGCCGTGGCCGATTACGATGCGCTGACCTACTGCCGGCTGATCGGCCTCTACAGCGGGGTCGTCGCCGACACCGTCGGATCATTCGGCGACGCCGACACCCGCCCGGACCTATACGCGCCGTGGATCGACGCCGAGATCACGGTACGCGTTGCGGGACAGTCGAAAACCCCGGAGCTGCGGCTCATCGAGGCGTCGCCGCCGCGCACCGTGCTGCTGATCCCGGTGGCGGCCCGCGTGGAGGCCGGTGTGCTGCGGCTGCCCGGCCAGAACACCGGCGACGACGGTGTGGGCATCATCGCGAAGTCGTCGCTGATGGGTTTGGGTGACACGCCGCTGCTGTGCACGGTGGCTTTCGAGCCGGCGACGATCAACGGCCGCGCCTACCAGTACGATCCGGTGACGTTCGCGCTGCCGGTGATCGAGCCGGCCGATTACGCGGCCGGGCGGGTGCAGATCATCAGCATCACGGGCGGCCCGACGGGCGGTTCGTGGCGGCTGCTCTACGACAACATCACCACGCCGGGGATGGCGCGCGCGGTGTCGGCCGGTGAGCTGCAGACACAGTTGCGGGCGATCGCGCCGATCGGCGTCAACGTGACCGTGGCCGCCGGCCCGGGCGCCGACCAGTTCACGGTCACGTTCACCGGGCCGCTCGGCGCGGGCAATCCGTCGCCGCTGGTGGCGAAGTCGTCGCTGACCGGCCCGGTCCCGGCTGATGTGCGTGTGGACGACGCGTACACGCCTGTGACGGTGGACCTCACGACCGTCGAGCGGTTCACCGGGTGAGCGGCCCCATCTGTCGCTGGGCCTGACCTGCGCATCCTGCGCGGCACCGGAAATCCCCGGACACCGACATGAAGTGCCGGCAGGCGTCCGCCCCCCAGATTAAGCGAGAATCCCACTACTTTACAGTCCGGAACTGTTGCACTACACATGGTGATACTGTATAGTTAGTGGTGTCGACAACGAGAGGAGGTGGTGAATTTGAACGAATCCCGATGGGGACTACTGATCGCGGCAACCAGCCTGATCGTGCAGATCGTGCAGGTGATCCAAAATCGGAAGCCCCGGACGGGGAAGCGGCGTAAAAGCCGAGGCCGTCACCGGAAACGGTGACCTGAGAGGCCCCCGGCGAGGAAAGCGCCGGGGGACCCTCCAGGGCTTCCAGGATACCGACACATTGCGAACAGGAGGAAACACTAGATGTACACCATCAGAGCCAACTACGACATCGTCGGCAGCATCGCCACCGCCGGCGTGCTACTGATCGTCGGCGCGCCCTGGCCGTTCTGGGCGGTCTGGGGCACCGTCGTCGCCTACCAGCTCGGCAACCGCGTCATTCGAGGATGGTCGCGGTGAAGTCCTACGCCAGCATGGACGAGTACTACCGAGACCTCGCCAATAAGCCGCAGCCCAGACAGCGGCCGGCGGTCCGCTACCTCAACCTCGCAGAATTCGCCGAGCGGATCGGTGTCGCACCGAACACGATGAGCCGTTACCACCTGCCGCCGGCCGATGCCGTGATCGGCCCGATCAATCCCGATGGAACGCTGCCCCGCGGCACCGCGCGCGGATGGCTCACCGAAACGATCGACGAATGGAACGCCCGCCGGCCCGGGCGCGGCGCCCGCACCGACCTCACCGGCTGAGACCGAACGCGCGCGGCACCCAGGAAGCGCTGGCGTCACACGTGCGGTGTTGCCCTATATGGCCAGGTAGAGACGATACGATCACCGACAGGACAGGAGGTGGTTGCGATGGCGCTTGTGATCGACAGCGCCAGGGACGACGCGGAAGCGACCGCCCGGGACTACTCGCACCCCGGGGTGTTCCCCGTCGACGTCGAAGCCATCGCCGCCCGGATGGGCATCCGGATCGAGTACACGTACTTGCGGGACGGGGTGTCCGGGATGATCCGGTCGCGCCCCCCGAACGTGCCTGTCATCTACGTCGACGCCGCCGAGAACGAGGCCCGGCAACGCTTCACCATCGCCCACGAGCTCGGCCACTACGTGGAGCGGATCAACCAGGGGCACAACGATTTCGCGTTCATCGACGAGCGCGGCCGAACCTACGACCTGCACGAGTTCTACGCAGACGAGTTCGCCGGAAACCTGCTCATGCCCGCCGGCGAGATCGATCGACTGCGAGCCAGGGGGAAAACGAACGTCGAGATGGCCGCCCATTTCGGTGTTTCCCCGCCGGCGCTGAACACCCGGCTGAATCGGCTGGCGCGGCGACAGTGAGTGACGATGAGCTCGATGTTGGGACCGAGGACAGCGTCCAATTCGACAACGCAGGTCGTGGCCAGCTAGAGGCCACTCCGTCGGCAAGCCGAACCGACCCGTCGGTTGAGAAACGGATCCTCGACGAGAACTACAAAGCGGTTCGGGCTGCCAACACCTATCGGCGGGCGTTGGTGAAGTGGACTCTGCGGGTTGTCGGCGGTCTGACGTCCGCGGCCACAGCGTTCATGGCCGCCTACGTCGTCTCGCAGTGGGGTGAGATCGAGGCCACTGTGATGATCGCGTATTTCGCGTCGGTGGTCGCTGAGACGATCGGTGTGCTGTACGTGATCGCCCGTTACCTTTTCCCCAGTTCGGGGCCGAATCAGTAGCGCGCCCCGGCTATGACACCCGCCACGGTGACCGGGTGCGGGTTGTCGATCCAGTCGGCGGGGTTCAGGTGCACCCATTCGCCGGTCGTTTCGACGTCGTCGGGCGACTCGGCCAACGCCTGGACATCGGACACCGGGGCGGGGTAGAACCGGGCCGTGCCGTCACACGTTGTGCACACCCCGGACCGCTGGTACCGCCGAAACTCCATGCCCTCATCATCACCCCGCGCAGCGCAGCGGCCAGGCGCAGCTTGGGTGAAGTGACAGCGTTGTCGGGTTCGTCGTAGCCTGCTGTTCTCTCCCGAACCGCCCCGCCAGGCCCCGCGTGGTCAGTGGGGCGGTTTCGTTTTTACCCACAGGATCTGTGGACAACTTTCCGAGCGAATTCACGCAATGTGTCGGTGCCGTGGTGCATGCTGACGACGCGGTTGTTGGTTGTGGTCCTGGGTGGTGCCGGACACGCAGAACATCGGCGAGGGGCCCCGTCTCAGAGCGGGGCCCCTTTTCTGGTTTAG